GTTTTATATCTTCGATAAGAATGAGATTCTGATAGCCACTCAGGTAGGCAAAAAGAGCGACTACACCTTTGACATTGAGTTGTACTACCGACACAATATGGGTGTTCTTCCCTGCGTAAGACTTGGCGGCATTTCGGTTCAAGAGGATGGAGATTACTACTACCATTCTTTTTACACCCCTGCTATCCCTGCATTAGACCAAGCCGTTAATGATTTCTCCACCTTGCAGATGAGTAAGTTTTCTCATGCCTTCTTGCAGAAGTGGGAGTATGTAGATGAGTGCGACAAGTGTAATGGGTCTGGGCAGGTCGAAGAGGCATTGGGCTTTGAGGATAAGGTTGCTATTGCCTGCTCAAATTGTGGAGGCACGGGCACACGCAGGATGTTTGGTCCGCTATCCGTCTATCAGGTTCAAGCACCGAATAGGTTTACTACCGAAACTGAAACCAAGATTCAGATACCGCCTGCTGGCTTCATTGACGTAAAACACGAAATCCTTGACTTCTTAAACAAACAGGTCATTACTAATATTCAGATGGCTTTCGAGCTTTTGAGCATTGACGTAATGAACAATGAGAAGATTTCGGGTAGGGAAACGGCTACGGGTAAGGCCATTGACCGCGAGGAGTTGTATAGCTTCCTGTTAAGTTTTTCGGGTGTTGTATTCTCTGACTTTCAGTTCGCTATCAATATGATTGGCAGGATGCGTTATGGCGACTCTTGGCAGCAGCCTGCTATGCGCTACCCTCAGAACTTTGAGATGAGGACTGATGCAGAGCTAACCACTGAGATTAAGAACGCACCTTCGTTTTCAAGGGCTATGTTGGCTCAGCAGTATTTGGACACTCGCTTTCCTATTGAGGAGGTTAAGAGTGCTATTATGAAGCTATCAGTCAAGGTTGACCCGTACTTCAATTTGGATGCTAAGGAGGTTATGATGCTATCCGCGTCTGGCATTATTGAGAAGTGGGAGGCTATTATGCACTTTAAGGTTGAGTCTATCATTCGTGATTTAGTTTATGAGAATGAGGGATTTCTGAACTTAGAATACTTAGAGCAAAAGAAAAAGATAGAAGATGTGGCAAAATCGCTCGTTCCAAAGGAAAAGGGCTTAACTTTGCCAAACTTATTCACATCTAATGGACTACGAAAGAATAATTCAAGAGCTGGACTCCCTGCCGAAGGCGATAGCGACTCAGAATGAGCAGACAGAGAGCAATCTTTTTGAGTCGATATTAGTTCTTCTATCGACATTCTCCTATACGGATGGGGATATAGACCAATCGGAGGAGAACTTCGCTAAGTTGGCTACGCTACGCTCAAAGATAAGAGAGTTAGTGGATAGTGCTGGGCTATCTGAGTCAATAACTTTCCTCATGGAGAGGATTGAGTTTATGAAGGGATTCATTGACAGCTCACTGAACGCCCGTTCTATATCTAAGGCTACAAGGGAGGAGATAGACGAAGGGCAATCTTCTATTGAAGAAACTATTTTAGAGTCTTTGGGGGATGTTTCCGTTGAAATTTCTTCAGAGATACTAAACACTTTCACGTTTTTATTGGTTGCAGGTGCTTCAAAAACATTGATAGAAGATTCCTTGGAAGAACTGATAGTCGGAAATCAGTCTAAACTTGGCTTAGTATCATCTCTACTGAATACTAAGGCGGATATTATGTTCTCATCGGTAGTCCGTTCTTACGCTATGATGATATACACTGCACTTGGGTATGATAATTTTAGATACGAGGGCGGTCTTATTGCTGATTCAAGGCCGTTTTGCGTTGAGCGTAATGGGAACACTTATACCGACTATCAGATACAAGCATGGGCTGACCTTCCCGATTGGAGGGGGAGGATGCCAGGTACAAATGCTCAAACCATATTCTACTATTTAGGTGGGTATAGGTGCAGGCATTGGTTAGTCCCTGTTAAAAATGAAACCAATTAACCCCAAAAAATATGGCAAACAAAATTCGTGCGTATAGCAAGGGCAGCATCATTTGGATAAGTGAGGCCATTGCTAAGAATGAGGCGTTTTTGAAGAAGTACAACATCCGTGTTGATGACGAGGCTTTTAACGGCCCTATTGTTCCCGATTCAACGCCTGGTGAGCCTCGTAGGGCTAAAATATTAACCGCATCTACGAATGACACCTCTGAACTACCCGAAGTCCCTGAGCTGGCAGAAGAGCCTACGCAGGAAACGGAGGTTGAAACTGTTGATGAGTTGACTGAAGAGGAGAAGCCCAAAAGAACAAGAAAACCTAAAACTGAAGAATAATGGCTATTGACCACAAAGAAATGTCTAAGTGGCTCTTTGACAAAGAGCAGGAGTTTGAAAGCCTTGATGAGTTCAAGGATTTGCTATCCAAGAAGTATGTGAGCCGTGAGGTCGCTGCTGACGATGAGGATATTAAGAACAGGGTAACGGGCAAGACGCTTGGTGCTTTGGAAACTAAGTTTAAGCGTTCCTTTGGCTTGTCTGAGGATGAGGTGAAGGGCAAGAAGTTATCTGAACTCTTTGAGTTAGCTGAATCTAAGAACAAGGCCACCATTGAGCAGTTGCAGGCACAGGCTAAGAGTGCAGGTTCTACTGAAGAGCTGAATGAAATCCGTGAGCAGTTGGCGGAGGCTCGCAGGAGGGCTAAGGAGCAGGAGGAATTGTCAAGTTCACTGACGAAAAAACTTGAAGAAACCGAGCAATCTTCATCGGCTAAGTTTCAAGAGTATGTAATATCAATGAATGTTGAGAAGGTTAAGAACTCTATCCCTTGGAGTGATACTGCCAACCAATATGCTCGTAAGGGCTTTGAAATGGACATTAAAGAAAAGTATATCTTTGCACTGTCCGATGATAAGTTGATTGTAACGGACAAGGCGGGCAATCAGATTAAGAACGACAAGGGTACTGGGTACTTAACGGCTGAGGAGCTTTATCGTTTAGAGGCTGAGAAGGCAGGGTTGGTTAAGAAGGCTGGAGAAGCTGGCTCTCAGACCAAAACGGCTCAAGTGAGGATGCCTTCGCCCGACAGACCGATGAGATATGCTCATCCACGCCTTGAAGGACACCGAGAGGCTTTGAGCAAGGAATAACACGACACGCTGTGTCTGGCAGACATAAAGTGCTAAATGTGCCGAAGGGGTAGGCAGATAAAGACTTCCAAAACCTTTTTTAATTTTTAACCAAAATGTCTTACGGATATTCTTCTTTTATCTCCTGCCCCGACATTCAAGGCAGGCTCGAGGATGGCTACTTTAAGGGCGACCCTCAAATGTTTCCAGGCCACATCAATACGCTGCGTGCCGTAACTTCCCCAATTAACGAGCAGGGCATCCTGCAAAACCAAATCGACACTAAGAATGGCCACTATCGTTCCGTTGAGGTTGTTTATCAGCCTCGTATGACCGACACAGGGACTGCTTCTTCTGCCGAACTTAATTGTGCTGCTGGTCCTGTTTATGGCGAAACTTCTCAGTTGTATAACATCGACCCTTCGGTTGGTGCTTCGCGCAGGTGGTCCTTCAACTTAGATGACCTTGCCCCACGTTGTGAGGGTGATGAAAACTATGTTGCCCGCCAATTAGCTATGCATATGCAGGCTGTTAAGCGTTACATGAACAACGAGGCTGTTACCTTCATCGGTTCTAACTTCGGCTTGTACTCCGCTAATCCTGGCAGTACCGTAAACGTTGCTCGTACTTTGCTGACCACTGCGACTAAGAACACTGCCACTGGCTCTGTTGTTGGAACGTACCTCGATGACTTTATGTCTGACGTAACCTACCAATATCAGTTGGCTGAGGGTTGGGACAGACCTATCATTATCGGTGGTGAGTTGGTACACAAGTACATGACTGCCCTTCGTTCAAGCTGTTGCGCTACGATTAACGTAGACCTTCAAGCTATGATGGCTTCTGATGCTCAGAGCTACTACTTCTTTGAGCCAAGAGCTGACTCTACCTTCGGTGCTACGGAGTTCGCCTTTATGGCACCAGGTGCTGTTCAGATGATTCGTTACAACGCCTTCAAAGGTGCTAACGGCATCCGTGTAATTGACGACCAGGCTATCAAAAAGGGTACTATTGTAGACCCTGAGACTGGCTTAGAGTTCGA